CGCTTGCCGTTCACGTTTATCTGCATCCAGAGCCATCCACTATACCCGGCTACCTGTATATTTCCGCCGTTCTTGTTTACGATATACGCCACGCGATCGAGCGGGCTGGTATGCATCCGCTTTTCAATGTTCGTTTCGTGATTGCCACGGCCAAAAAAACGGATAACGTCTTTGTATTTGGTCAAAAATTCGGCGCTGTCCTCTATTACGTCGTCGAGGTACGTAATGCTTTTGTATTCTGGGCGCAGGTCGCTATAGCTTCCGCGCGGATCCCATTTGCCTTGCATTAAGTCGAACCAATCGCCAAAAATAAATACCGGCGTATTCGTGGCCTTGGCTTCGTCTAAATGCCGTTTGAGCATTACTCGGTCGCATTTCTTTGCATCGTAATGCACGTCCGAGATAAACAGCATTCGCTGCGGCGCTTCGTCAAGCTGTACAGCGTGAACCGTGCGCGATATTTGATTAATCTTCATTAGTAAAGCCAAACAACGTCAGCATCACGTGCCGGATGGTCGTCTGTATGTATAAACGTTTTTGCGATGCCTATGCGGTTAAAGCCCGCCTCGTAGAGTGCGCCGATAATGTAACCGCGTGAACGGGAATCTGTGCAATGTATATCGGCGGCATACCCATCGCAATGCGGCGAATTTTTAGCCGTCTTATATCCTCGCGCCTTTAAACTTCTATGGTGTGCAGCACAGCGAAAGCCGCTGTTAATTTTAAACGGGATGCCGCTGAGGTGCCGCGCGTGGTCCAGCATATCCAGAAAATCTTGATTCATTTCGTCTTCCCCTTTGCCCTCGCCATTTGCTTGGCAAGTTTTACAAGGACAATCAAATTCCGAATATTCAAAATACCTCATCCGTAAACAATAGCAAGCGCGGCAACAATTATAATAAGGTCGGCGATGTCGGCCCTTCCATATTCACGCGCTTTGTAAATCACGTTTAGCGTCACGGTTGCCAAGATAATGAAAATCATTTTTGCATTTTTGCGATCATCAATTCAATTTTATGCATACTCGCCAACAGCAGTTTCATGTCGCTCTTTATTTCGTTGCTGTCAATTTCCAACTGGATGACGCGGCTTTTCAATCGCGCGACCGTACTATTAAGGTTAACCCATACACCAATTAAGCCCGCCGTTACCGGAACAAGCACTAAAATAAAATCCGTCATTATTTCTCTTTCTTCTGTATAATATACCAGTTCCCGTCTGTATGTCCTAAAATTGTAATCCCGTCATAAGCTCGATTAAAGCTGTAAGACGCTCCGCCGTCAATAGTGACGCCTGTATCGCTACTTGACGGAATAAGTCGCACAAAAGTATTGGCGCTAATTGTACTGTCTGAATGTATCTGTATAGTGCGCCCGTGACTCTCTGCAATGGCTGGCAGTTCTAGAGTGCCGTAACCATTTGGACCAGTCCACGTGTTTACGATATGCAAATCTGTGTCATTCACTTGCGTCGTAACTGTATCGCGCTGGCTAATAGTTCGTAAAATAGTTTGGTTTCTGTTCCCGATGCCTTCGTAACCTACACCGAGCGCCCTATTTGTTACGTCAAAAGCAATTGCCGACCGCAAAACGCTGCTTTCGCCTATTGGTGTACTGACGTCATGCGTATCGCCTTGCGCGCTGATTACGTTTGTAAGGTCGCGGCTAATTTGGAAGGCTTCAAGCTCAGTCTCGACGCTGCGCGCGGTGTACGTCAGTTGAAATAAAGCGTAATCGCCTGCAGTGTCGTTAATCACCTGCCACATATAAATTAACGATCCGTAAACCTGCCCACGCTGTACCCGTGTCGGCTTTACTTGACCGGCTAAAATTTCTTGTACGCCTAAGCGGTTTAAACTCAATGCTGAACCTGTATAGTTTAGGCTTTGCCATTGCGTAGACGTTACAGCGTTAACGCCCACAATAATGCGCAGAACGCCGTCCGCGTTTGGCGTTTCGTAATCGCCGAATAACGATATACCTTGGTCAATATGCGCGCGCGCTGTTTGGCTGTTCGTCGCTGTAAAATCTACGGTATCGCCAAGCGGCTCCGGCCCAGTTACGTCGCCGCGTAAGGTCACGATTTCAAAATCCGCGTTTGTATTATCAACCAGCGCCGTGTTGTTGTTGCCTTGGTAATCGCGGCCAAAAACTTGCACCGTTATATCTAAACCGTTTTCGTCGGTAGCAAGTGCAGGTAAATCAAAATAAAACGGTACGCTGAGGCTTTCGCCGTCGCGCTTGTCAAATATTGGCGTTACTATATAATAGTACGCCAGCGAATTACTTAGTGAAACATCGCCATAGACGTGCGTAGTATATTGATATGGGCCGTCGTCTAAATCGCCAAAGCCGTAAAAAATTGGTGCGCTTAAGCCGTCATATGTTACGTCCCGTTGCAAGTACTTCGTGCCCACTTTTACCGTGAAGCGCATTTCTATTCGCCCTATTCGCGCGTTGCCTGTGCTTGTATTGTCTCCGTTATACTCGTAATTGAAAACACCGCTAACGGCCAACGTGGTGCCCGTGTTGTAATCAATATCCGTGTCGCTTATCGCCGTTCCAAATTGTTGTTCAGTATATAGCCCGTCGAATACTACCGGAAAGTTTCCGTTATATTTTCGCGTGCGAGAAACCGTTTTTAAAGGTGCCAAATACGTGTATTCGTAACCGTTTAGGCGCTCGAAATCGCTGTCGAAATTCTTTGCCGTTGCAATACTCTGCTGGGCTAATGCCGTTCCATCCTTTTGCGTTCCTTCGACAGTTAATGTAGTGCTGTATTTCTGAGCGCCTACAGGAAGAAACCACCATTTGCCTTGGGCTTGAAAAATGCGCGCGTTAAATACCTTAGCAAGATTTTCGAGAACTTCAAACGTGCTATAGTATTGCTTTTGGTTTTCGCTGTCTTCGTTGTAAAGACCGTAATGGCTTATGCGAGTATCTATTAACTGATTTGCGCCGGTGTACTGCGTGCTAACAAAGTCATTAACGTAATAAAAAAATCATCTGTGCCCCAGAGGTGTGTTGTACGAATCTTATTTAAACAGTTCAACGCGTGTTCAATTACAGAGCCTTGACCGGTGTACGCTGCGCCGTCGTTATTGTATAAAATATTTTCGAGGTTGCCGATATCGTCCGAAGCTGTTAAAGTGTTTTGAATCGGGAAATAATCAAAAGGCCGTACCACTTGTTCAGGCAACAAAATACCGCCCCACCAAAATTCATCTGTTCCGTCGGGGTCTTTGCGGATGCTTACAGAAAACCGTGCTTCGTTATTTGTTGCCAGCAAATCCATAAACGTTTCATGCGCGCTATTTTCCTCAGTCAAAGTAAAAGTAACCTCGCTTCCGATAATTGACTGATGCCGGTTTTCGTTATCGCCTGAATAGCGAAATACAAAACCGTCGGCCCCTAGCTTAAACTCTATGGCCGAACTTGTATAATTTGCATCGTGAATGTTTAGCCGCCAGTCGTCGCCTAAATCGTCTCTAAATTCTGCGTAAAGTCGTATCGGGTCAGCCATTAGAATCCTCTTACTCGGTTGCGATCAATTGCATTGCGTTCACTCGTTAGCAGTATATCGCGGCCCGAAATCTTGCCGGTAACTTGCACGGAAGATCCGCCCATCATGCTCTGTAGTTTACTTAATGGCGCAATAACCTCCGGATCTACTCCCGCGTTTCTGTTATCGCCAACTACGGCCATAGTCGGGCCAAAGGCCAAACCGCCCTGCGCAAGGGCTGGCGGGCTTGATTCCATGCGAGACTGTAAACCTTTAATTACGGCACCGGCAGCAACCAAACCAACACCGGCGGCAATGGCTGCGGGAGGATTTGCAATAAGGTTAGCATAGAAAGCTGTAGCCATAGCACCCGCAGCAATAAACTGCGAGCCTAAATCTATAAGTAAGTCGGCTAAACCTGTTAAAGCGTTGGCAAAAACTTCCGTCATCGTCATCGTTCCAGTAACTAAACCGCCAATAGCCATGCCCATGCCTACAAAAGCATTCGACATCTGCGGCCCTAAGCCTATACTGATGCCTATCTCTTTGTTTAGTTCTGCTTGGTTTCCTGCTAAATCGCTAACCGCCGTGCTGCTTTTCCTTATTAGTGTAGGCTCCGGTACAGCGTTATTGATTAAACCAATATTCGCGCCACCGCCGCCCGTTGCCCCTGTTGATACTTCACCGCCGCCGCCACCACCGCCGCCACCGCTTGTCATGCCTGCAAACATATCAGTTAAGCCGCCAACAGTTGCTATCGCTTTTTCAACTGCTTCATTGCTAACTAACTCAATAGGGTCTTTTGCAAGTTCTTCATCTATACCATCTCTAATAGCATTCGCCGTATCAACTACAATTCCTTTAAGGCCTTCAAATTCTCTCAGCATAGATTGCTTCATCGTCTCCAAAGCACCGGAAAAATCACCTTCAGTAAATATTTGCATAAAGGCCTTAGCTAAGTCTTTGACGCGACCGACAACAAGACCAATAACCGTGAAAATGTTTTTGAAATTCTGGACAAATGCCGCTTTTACATAGCCAACCAACATTCGAACAGCATCTGATTCGTTGTACAGCGTAATAAAATAATTTATTATGTCCGTGATGTACGGTGCAACGACATCAGCATATTTTACTGTAGCAATAGCGAGCCCTACGATTGCTGCAACAACCAACCCAATTGGCGAAATCAAAAGCGTAAAACCGGAAACAATAGCGGGCAAAATCATTAACAGCGGACCAATGCCAGCAATGACGGCGAGAATGGTAACCAGTTGCGTTTGCATTCCGCTGTCTACGCTTGCGAGCTTGCTGGCCAATGTGGTGAAAAAACCGGTGAGCTTTTTTACAGTAGGCATCAACGCCGTACCTATCGAAATGCCCGCAGCTTCTACCGCGCTCTTTAAAGCATCAAAACCGCCCTTCGCTGTGTCTTCTAATACCTTTCGCGCTGTCTTGGCCGCGCCTGCGCCTGCCAATTGTTTTGCGGTTAGCGCTGCGATTTCTTC